AACATATTTCGGACAACATTTTCTTTACTGAATGTTTTACCTACATCTTTGGTGGTGCCTTCTAAAGCCGCCTTAGCGCCTCCAATAAGTCCTTTACCACCTTCTACTTCGGATAGGTAACGAGATGCGAAATCTGCCATTATCGTTTTCTACTTGCTTTCTGTAATTCTAATCGTTCTTTTTCTTCTTTTAAGTATTTCATCAACAAATCAACATAAATGGTTCTTTCCCAAGGCAACATGTTTTCAAGTTCAGTCAAACTATACTTGTGATGCTGCATTAAAGCAAAGTTTGTCTGATAATAGTTGCTTAGTGTATCATAACGAAAAATTAGACGAAAAAATTTTGCATGCCCTTTATGGTGATATCTTCTTCATATCCACATTTTGGACATGCAAAATGCACATCTTTTTTTATTTCAGGCATTGTATCAAAAAATTCTTTAAATTTCTCCAAATCTTTTTGTTGAAGATTATCAACAAAATCTTCTAATTCTTGACGAGTAGAATCTTTGGCGTAATAAACTTGGTCTTTATCATAAATGAAGTCAATACAATCAACAAGAATGTTCATCATAATTTCACCTTCATTCATTTTTTCATACTTCTGAATCATCTCAAAAGTAGGATATTTAAATGCAATGCCAAGATTTTCGGTTAATTGAATTTTGTTTTTGTGGTTTGTATGTTTTGTGGGTTGAACCTCTAATAGGTTCATTTTAAACTCAACAACACCACTACATTTTTTTTCTTCACCACTATCATCTTTGACAGTATTATTACATTTGTAACGAAGGTCAACAAGTTCTTCTACTGACCTTGCTCTCAAATTCATAAACAAATATTCTAAATCGAAAGTTGGCAAAGCATCAACATCAATTTCATCAAGCACACAATTTTTCAATACTTGACGAATGACGGACACCATTTCATTTGAATCTTGTGATTCTGATGCCATTAAAAATAGTTTCTGCTCTTTTACTAAAAAAGGACGAAAACGAACCGGTTTACCTGTTGATATCAAGTTCACGGTATACATTGGTACATCTAGTTTAGGTAACATAATATCCTCGCTTGTTTAAAATTTTATAATGCACGACCCAAAGGTAAAATCCTTGAAAATGCAGAACCAAACAATGCGGTTGCAGCTGCAGCCAAATCGTAAGTTCCTTCATAAATTGGTCGATACTTTTGATATGCAAATTGGACAGACAAACGATGAAAACCGTCATCAGACCAACTTAATGATTGTGGTGCAATTCCAATAGGAAATGCATCTATCAATTCAACTGCATAAATTTGTTTAATAAAGTCATCGTATTGAATAATTTTAATATTAGTCATATACCTTGACTGTGCGCCTTTTGGAAAACGCATGTTATTTGTATCTGATGGTTGAATTGCTTCCATCCATCGGTCAAATAATTTTCTTTCATAAAATTGATTGGTACACAAAAAAGTTAAAGTTGTATCACCATATTGTGTTTGATATGGAACTTTAAATGTTGGACCATAAATTTTAACATCGGCAGTTTGTAATGTTTTACCTGGTAATTCTGCACCTTCACATTGAAGTGCTAAGTATCGAGACATAGATGAGTTTGCACTTCTTGATTGAGAATCTTGGTCTCTTGAACCACCAAAAGCAGAACCAATTGCATCGGTTACATCATTAAATATCGAGTTTGGAAAATTCAAAATCTTTTCGATAATTGAATTACCAACGAAACTGTTAATATAAGATGGAATAGGAAGAACTACTTCAAAACGAGATGGTTTTGCTAAACCGTCTTTTCCTCTTACATTTGATAGAAATAAATTTGGTGAAAATGACATTAGTATTTTTTCCGTGAATCTGCGTAAACTTTACTTGTTGTTGCACCAACAAAACTTTCCATTGGTAATAATGCGGCTATATCCCATTCTTCAGCAGATATTTCTAAAAACCGAGATTGAATCTGAGTAAATAAATATCTTTTGATGCATGGTGTTGCCTCAAAAAATTTTGATGCTGCGGCCAAATAAGAATAACTTATTTGAAGTTTTGTGGTTTCATCAAAATTATTATTGTTTGCCACTTCACTTAATTTATCCAAAAGAGTAATTCTTTGCTTTGGGTGTATGTAATGCAAGTTTAACCCTAGAAAACCGTCTGAGTATCGTTCTATTGGAATTACCAATGGAAACCTATCGTAATATGGCAAAGAATCTTTTAACTTTGGATCATAAAAATAAAAATACATTCGACCAATCATTGATTTATTCCGCAGTCTTTCGTTATCTTTCATTAAAGAAGATGTGGTTGGAGATAAATCTTTTACTTTTGATTTTAACCAAGCCCTGGCTGCGTTTGTCCTTGGCGTAAGTCCTTCTCTCGCCAATGAATCTTTAATGCGGTCAATTAATTTTTTCGCCATCCGAGTATTTATCTCAAATGCCAAGGTCTTTTTCTGTGATTATTTGAAACTGCCATCCATGTTCTTTACAAAACAAATCGGCAGCTTTCCATTTTGACTGATTGACGGCATATTGGGCAACTTCATAAAGGTATTGTTTAGTTTTGCGCCGTTGTGTGGGCATGACTGTCTGTTTAGACGGCTTCACTTCTAGTATTGAAGTCTGTTCGGAGCCATCTTTCCGTTTGGTCCTGACGATGAAATCTGGAAAGTAACGATGCACTTTGTTATCAACTGGCGAAACATAGGGTATCGGCAACTCCTCAGATGCCCACCAAATTACGGCAGGGTTGCCGTCTAGGTACTTCATCACTCTTAGTTCCCAATTGGAACGATAGACGATATTGTTTGCATCGCCTTTGTATTTGTGTGGGTTTTTAGGTCGAAACCATCCTTTGTATGACATAAATATTATCTATCTAACTTACAGGACAATTATGGCACTATTTGGTTTCGGAGACATTTCTTTCAATAAAGGATCCACATCAAGAAAAGGACCTTTGGCGCCATTGGTTGGTAGCCAATTTGAAAGAACAACATTACGATATCCATTGGATGTTGGAAACTATGACAAAGGACATTATGTTGTATTTTATGTCCGTGAACAAAACAGTTCTCAATTTAAGGGTCGAGCAGTATCCGAGAGTGCATCTGTTTTTACAAATTCCGGTTTTGCAAATGGTCGATTAAATATTGCAGATTTGGCCAATCCACAAAAACTTGCCGCAGGATTTGGTAATGAACTAATGAGTAAAATCAATAGTGGTGTAAACCAAATTAACCAAAGAACTGGTGGTGCATTTAATGGTCTTACATCGGAAATCAGTAAATCGGCCGGCGGTATTGTAGGTGGTGCGGTAGGTGCCGTTAACAATCTATTTGGCCAAGCAAACATCAATCTTGGTGGTTCATCGGCAGAAACTCAAGCCATTATCGATAATTCGATTAAAAGAATTACTGGCGGTAGTTTAGATTTTTTACGAACAACTAAACTTACAAAAGATGCAATTGCATTGTATATGCCAGATACATTGAATTATTCATATTCACAATCATATGACCAATTAAATTTAGGTAGTGAAGTAGGTGGGCAACTTCTTGCGGCAGGTAAATCAGTTTATGATGCGTATCAAAAAGGTGACGAGGGAGCTATAGGTGCGGCTGTTGCAAAAACTGGTGCAGAAACCGCAAAACAAGTAGTTGGTACTGGTGCAGGAAAATTATTAGGTAGTGGACAAACGGGTCAAGCTATTCTTGCAGCAACGGGTCGTGTTCAAAATCCAATGCTTGAAATGATTTACAAGTCACCAAATTTTAGGTCATTTCAATTTGATTTTACTTTTTATCCAAGAGACGAAAAAGAAGCTTTAGAAGTTCAACGAATTATTGAGAGACTTCGTTTTCATCAGGCACCAGAGTTACTTAAAAATGCAGGAGGTTTTTTAGTACCACCTTCTGAGTTTGATATTAAGTTTTATTATGCTGGTTCTGAAAATCCAAACATTCCACAAATTGCAACCTGTGTATTAACAACACTAGATGTAAACTATGCACCAAATGGTTGGTCTGCATATGAAGTTCCTGGTGAAAATGATCCTACAATTGGTCGAACCGGTATGCCAGTTGCAATTCAAGTATCACTACAATTCCAAGAAATTACATATCTCACAAAAGAAGATTTCAGACGAGATATGTCAGAATCATCTACATTGGCAAGAGGTCAATAATGGCAAAATATTTTAATTATTTTCCAAAAACATTATATTCTGCCAACAACGCATCAAGAGGCCTCGATGCAGTAACAAACCTTATTTCACGATTTGGTTTTGAAAATTCATTAAAACAGAACTCGGCCGCTTTTTACAAATA